CTGGAGGGTTTTTTATTCATCAGAGAATATCGAAGACTTTAGTGTCTTTAGGCTTCACCTTCTGTTTCATCAAAGACTTCTTCGGCTTGGTCTGTACCTCTTTGATCTTTGCTGATCTAGAGAATCCTCTGGGACCACCACCGAGTTCGTCTAGGATTTCTCCTACCTTACTCTTTGGAAGCTTCTTCTTTAGGTACTTCACTCTTCGCCTCTTTCTTTGCTGGTTTCTTTACTTCCTGCTTCTCCGCTACTGGTGCAGGGTTCTTAGGTAAAAAGGTTTTTCCGGTTGCAATAGTCACTTCTTGCTCCTGTTTTTGGATTTACTAATGACCCTCAAGTTTTTCTTGGAGTTGTTTCTGGGATTCCCATCTCGATGATCGACATCTTTCCCATCACCTTTTTTGACACGCCCACTCTTTGTGAGGGATCTTCTGGCTTTGTTTCTCGATGCACGTTCAGTTTTAGCCTTCTTTGAGGCGTGATCCCTCGCATATTCCTTTTTGTAGTCACGTTTTTTCGTGCTTTTTGAGTGCATCTACAAAATTGATAAGGCTGTTGTTTATGGACTCTAGGAAGTAGGAAATCCGCTGTAACTGGGCTTCCACTTCATCAAATTGAGGCCCAAGGTTGATATCAACGATGAATGCCTCTTCATCTTCATCTCTTTCGTCTTCCATAACTTTCTTTTCGTACTGGGGCGGCGAAAGAAGGAATAAAACCACCCCAGTTAGCGAGGAGAATCGCCTGAATTAGGCAATATCTTCTAAAGTTATGCAAGCAATAACTTGTTTTTAAGGCGTAAAGTCTTAATATTTAGTCTTTTAAGGACTAAATTGGAGGCAGGATGCCTAAAGCAGTAGTCAGAATTGAGAAAGTTTGTTCCAACGAGAAGTGCAAGAAGTTATTCGTTGACCAGTGGGGTACTCAGAAGTTCTGCACACAGAAGTGCCGCGAAAAACATCGCTGGAACCAAAGGTCTAAGCGGCAGGATAAACGAGGAGGATATAACCGAAGGATATACATTACCCTCTGGATGAAGGCAATGGGGCTAGAGGCAGACTCAGTGCCATGTCACTACTGCGAAACCAGTGTATCTCTAGATGACTTCGTTATAGACCACAAGGTTCCAAGTTCTGAACTCAAAACCAGAGAAGCAAAACAGGAAATAGAAAATCTTGTCATCTCTTGTAAGTCCTGCAACGCCCAGAAGGGTGTCTTACCCTATGATATGTTCTATACTTGGAAACAATCCCAAGTCAAACCCCAGGAGCCTGATACACCGAATACCGCTTCTTAGATTCCACATGCATCTGGTCCTTCCATCCTGTCCTACCTGGATACAGTTTTGATGCAAATGCCGCAATCGCTAAACTCATAACGCAGTCATCGTGGCTCCCTACTGCCGCGCTCATCGAGCCGTTGCTTTGAAACACAAAACTCGCCATTTCATCCAGTACAGTCTTACTGTGGACTCCAATTTCACGCTCCCTCACTAGTTCACGCAGATTATCTATAATCACAGGCTTCGTTTTTAACGTAGTCTTGAACCCAAGCTTCCTCGTAGCGCGGTTACTCCGTTCATCCAGAATCTTGTCATAGTACAGATTCGGATACTGGTGGATCTCCTGCAGAAACTTCAAAGTCACCAAGCCATGATTATTGGATTCCGTAGCCACCAAAGCCTGGTTATACCAACGGCCCAGACTTACCAGTTTCCATGCAAGCAGATCAGGGTCTATCCTTGTCCGCAAGATCGCCTGCTCCTCATAGGTCAATGCATCCAAGACCACTGCGACACTCCAGTCTGTGTCCCTTGTTCCGATCTCGATGCCCTCTGAAACGTCACACCCTATACGATACTCCCTATCCGTCTGCGGAGGGGTCCACACAATCAACTCACCCTCATCTTCCGCGCGTTCCAAATAGTACCGATTTACTCCGGTATCCTTCTTCTGTTTAACAGGAATGTTAAACAAAGAAGGTGGTGTCTCCCTTACTCGCCTCTCCGAATCCAACTGCATTGCATGTAACGCCTTCTTATCAAATACACTTCTTCCAGTAGTAAGAAACGCCTCCGAGGCATTACAAGGATACTCCTGTCTGAATAACTCTATATCCCCATTACACTGGACATCAATTGTCTGTCTACGCCACTTCAGAGTCTCTAAGTCAATCTGGAATCTAAGTGTCTCTTCCAAAGTCTCATACTCAGCATAGTGACCCAAGAGTTTCTTCTCCTCTTCGCCACCATAAGTAGGATCTTGACCAAGGCTATCCTTAAACGTCTGTTTCTCTCGCTCATCCTTAAAAGGAAGTCGGTACTCCGAAAATACAAAATATGGAATAAATACCGCAGCCCACCCTGAAGCCGGATTTTCCTCAGCATCCTTCCACCTCTCGTAGAAAATACCGCCCACTCCATTTGCTGTAGACTCCAAGAAAGCCTCCGTCTGGTAACCCTGTACCACTGTGTTAAGTACCCCAAGCAAGTACTCGTTACCACTCTCACCCCAGAATGCCACCTCTGAACAATGGAGGAGGTCCACCTTACTACCCCTGACCTCCTTCCCACCCACTGTGGCGAGGCTATAGCTCGATCCCAGTTCTGACCAGACCAGTTCGTTCTTCCCTGAATACTTGACCGCAGGCTTGATTTCGGTTGGTAGGTTCTCCTCAAATCTTCGCGCCATATTAAACATCGAATTCGTAGCACTGCGAGAATGTGTGACAATCTGAACATTACGATTCGTTCTAGTTGCCGCCTTCGCAAAATAACGTCCTTGAACATATGTACTCATCCCAAGCCGTCTGGCTTTTAATACAATGATTCTTACCATGTCCTGCTCCTCCAACTGCTTCTCTGCAACTGCATGAACAATCTTTTGAGCAGGGTTCAACTCAAAAGGGACCATCAGTCCGGTCCCAAATTCCTCTACCTTTAATCCAACATTGAAGTAGGCAATCGGATCAGAATAGATCCGATTAACCAACTCTCTTAATTTATCTGACTGCAACGTAAAAATTGTGTTTATCGATGGTTGCTACCTTACGCATACTACTCAGCCAGTAAGGCTTCCTGTTCTTTAACTCAAAATGATCCGCTCCATCTGCATAGTCTATCGTACCCTCAAGTACATGAATCGATACCTCTACCGCCTTCCTCCAGGAAGCGCGGTCAGAGATCACTTCAGGCTTTCCGTCACAGTAAAAACTGAACGCACACTTGTTCCGCAAAGGATGCCCATTCCTCCCCTTACGGCCCTGTGTTACCACCTCCTCCACTGTATTCGGAAAACGCCCACTCTCTACCCTGTTCTTCACTACTGAAGCCACTGCTAACTGACCAGCAGTCGGCTCACTCCTCGCCTCAAAATAAACTGCTGTACTCATCCAAAGCACATCTTCAGTCAACTCCTCTATTTTTGCTTTATCTGCACCGGAAAAGGTGAAGATAAGGGGCAAGATGATAAATTTCACCATGCAACCTCCCTGATTAAATTAATTTACGAAGTTCCTGACCCTGGTTAGAGCCAGTTCATTGACACAAGAATGGCAAACAGGAAAAGTCCTAAACCCTTCCTGTTCGTAATGGGGAAATAAATAGTCTGCAGTTAAACTACACAAACTACATTCGGTGCTTTTCTTCAGGCTCAGAAGCACCTTCGGTGGCTTCAGCCTGTTCCTCAACCTCATATAAGTCTACTGCTTTGACCCAAGGAAACCCTGCACAATTCGCAACCTGTACCATGAAATCCTCTAGGTCTGATATGTCCAAGATTGGATTTTGTATCGTACATGTCGATACCGATTTGCCTGCCTCAAAACGAAACTCCCATCTCTGCATTGGTGAATCCATCCGTATTCCTGTTGATCGTTGATATGCTAGTCTATGATCTCTTTGTTTTTGTGACTCTCTTTCCATTTCTCTTAGCCATCGTCTTTACGTTGGTGGGCCGCCCTCCCACTCCCTGAGCCACAGATCTCTTACGTTTGACCGCGCTCCTCTTCTGGGAGTCTGACATCCTCGCTGCTTTACTAGACGGCACACACTTCGGATAACCCTTACTCGATGTACTCGCCTTCTTTCTTCCGCACTTAGGATGACCACCTCCTTTCTTCTTGCGGCTGATGTCTACCCAGCCCTCTTTAAACCATTTATCTAATCCACCCTTATTTGCCATGGGTCCGTTCCTGATAAACGTCTTCACTCAGTTCGTTCAACCTTGTCACCAACATCTCTATATGCTGTAACTCCTGCTCTAAACGAACCTTTGCGTGATGCAACGAAGCCTGAAGCTGAGTTGCAGTCTTCCTCATCTTATTAACATTACTGGGATCATCTGATAACGATCCCTCCTCTACATCATACACTCGTTATCTGTCCACCCCTTAAACGGATAAGCCTCTGCTCTTCACAGCCGCATGGAGACTCCTCAGTGCATTCACATGGATCACAACTGCACTCCAAACACTTACACTCAGGATTGCTACACTCCATAACTACTTCTTCCGCATCTTCTTCAGATCCGCACCAGTGATCTTCTTCCTCGGAGGGGCTACTGCAGCCAACTTCTTCTGCTTCTTGCTGTATTTACTATGTGGCATTACTTCTTCTTCGTTGAGGTTTTCTTTCGCCAGGTTCCACCCATCGCCTTATAACGCTTTGCCGCATACCCATTTGCATAAGCACTCGGATATACCTTGAACTTACGCTTCGCCTCAGCCTTAGCCTTAGACCACAACGATGGGTTGTTCGGTACGTTCTTACTCATTATCTACAATTCCATGCCCTCAGACTCTTGTTGATCCTACTATTCGGATCACGCGCCGTCTTAGCACTAGTCAGTTTTTTCTTCATACCCTTCATCCGCGCACAAAAGGATTTCTTCCTTTTGGCTGCGGACTTGGTTTTAGGTTTCGGAGCCGGTGGCTTCAAGTTGCCACCAGTAGACTTGTTATAAGAAGCCCTGCCCTTAGCGTTCAGGCCGCCCTTCTTGGACTTGCCCTCCTTCCGCTGCCACGCAGGGGTTTTTTTCGTGGTCACTTCTTCTTCTTCTTCTTAACAGGCTTCTTCATCATCTTCTTGCCGTACATCATATCGAGTCCTTCATGTCAATAGGTTCACCTAATTCAACAGGATTGCACTCAAGTACATATCCCACTAACTCCTCCTTTAACGTAGGGTCACCTTGAAGTTCTCGCAATAAATAATCTTCAGGGTCAATCTCTCGCCTTAACTTATCAACTACACAATCACACCAGACGGCTGCCGCAACAGGCGGCAAGCCGGATGTCTTTAATGCACTAGTATAACAACCATGCCACTTCATACGGATATCCTCCGTACTGTATGTCCTGTTATCTCCATATGCCGGTTGACCACAACTGTAAAACACCATCGTCAACGCTACAGCTAATATCCTCATTTTATCCCTTTCCCTGTACACACAATCGTGTACACCTCTCTACACTATATAGTGTTAGTGTATAGTACTGACTGTTCGCCACTTGGGGTGGCTCACAGTCCTTCGTCCCTTTTATACCAATACGGATTATAATAGTCAAGTAGTCCTCAAAAATTCGTATTGATAAACTTATACTCCACCTTCCTAGTCTCCTTCGGCTTATTCATCTCCCTGTGGTATAATATACTTACCAGTATTAAAACCATTAAGGATAAAAACAGTATCGTCTTCAGTAAATCCATCATAGGTGCAACGGAACTTCCTTATCCAACGTCAACGGCCTCTCTCTCACCAACTTCGCCTTATGGACCATGTCCGTCACCTTTGCATACCCTGCAAGGTCCACCAGGTTATCCCTCTTGTGACGATGCATCTCCCTCACTAACTTCAATCCGCACATCATCAACGCTACCTTCTCCGGTGGGATTGGGGCTATGTCCAGTATCAAGCCCCACATCTTGCCTATCCGTAGGCAGTTGTCATAGGGGTGGTCATACGCCCATTGGCGGTCTCCGTCTACTAGGCGGTCTGCTTCCTGTAATATCGTTTCTGTCATATGTGTGGCTCCATATTGCCGTGGGTCTGGTGTATCTCTTGTCCGTCTGTGTAACACCTGTTGTGCATGATCCTCTCTGAACCGCGCTTTAGGCGGTAAATCTCTAAACTGAACCTTACTATGACTAGAAGAGTGACCAGTAAGAGAGTAAGCATTAGGGCGAAGGTGAATATCATCATGTGGGTGGGAATGAGTAGGGGACTCCTAATAATTATGCATGGGAGTGGGCTGGCCCTCCAGGAGGGGGGCTGCGAGTGGACCCTCGATGCTGCGATCCGATTTCTCGGTCAGTAGACAAGGTGGCCTGATTTTTAGACAATTGATAAAACTGATATGTGCTAAAAGTGCGATTATCGTACATATAAAATTTTATCATCAATTGATCTGTTTCACTGTTTTCTTTTCAACTTGTTTTAACAGATTCTCTATCTTTACTTCGTGTTTATGCTTCACTTCCTTTTCTTGGTTAAACATGCCTATTGATTGACCAATTAATTTCAATGCGTTTAGCGATGCGGTAAAGCTTTCTGCTTGCATACTTTTATCATAAACGTCCTGCAGTTTGGCTATTACTTTGTCTGCGTTCCAGCCTGCTCTGATTGCTTTATTTTTTTGGACTTCCAATATATACGCCTGAATAGTCGGTTTTTTAAGCAATCCTGAACAATACGATTCACTGCTTGTTTCACTAAATCCTGCAAGCAATCCAGACTCTTTCACCTTCCCTGTTTCTAAGTATCGATGCACAAAATCCTGCTCTTTAGGTGACAAGTTTTTTAGGCTATCTTCCAACCTGGCTAGGCTGTCAGACGTTCTCTTAGCTTGTTTCATGGTAAATCCCAGCTCATAGAGTCAAAAGTGAAGTAAGCCTCCTCAGCTTTAAGTTTTTTGATTTTACTTCCATTGTTCAAAAACTTATCAGTTTCGGATCTGATTAAACTCCTTGTTTCATCCTTGTCCAGTGCATCAATAAAATCCTTTTTAAAATGCATATCCATTTTCAATTTAAATTCTGATTTTGGTATTAACTTATTTCGACAAATAGCAGAGCAAGCTTTCGTCCTATAGAATCTTGCTTCATATTCTTTTTTACAGTTATCGCAAACTTTAATCCTTCCCTGCTTTCTTAACAATTCCTTGTTGTAGTTTTCTACTTCCTTGACATCAATTTTCAGGCATTCAGCAATAGTTTCAAAGTATCGTTTTTTGATCAGTTTGCCTGCTTTCCATCTTCTAACGGATGTTTTTGTAATCCCTGTCTTTCGCTGAATTAGCAACCAATCAGCATCCTTGATTCCAGTAAATATGGTCTTTTTCAAGTCTTGTTTGTCCTCTGCTATCCCTTGCAATCACTAAAGTTAGCCAATTTAGCTTGACATCCTAGTCATGAATTGGATAGCATTTGACCATGCGACACGGACCTAGTCAATACAGACTAGATTCCAGTATTAAATCAACTATTTATAAGGCATATCATGCAGTCTCATATCACAAAAAAGTCTAGTAATAAAAAAGTCGGACCTATTCCAGTCACCACAACGTCAGGCAAATCCTGTCCTGATGCCTGCCCCATGAAAAACAACGGATGCTATGCATCAGAAGGCTTCCATCTGGATATGCATTGGAAAAAGGTCACCAATGAGGAAAGAGGGACAGATTATGCGGAATTCATTAGACAGATTGAAAGGCTCCCTGACGGACCTTGGAGGCACAATCAAGCAGGGGATTTGAGCGGAACTAATGACGAAATCAATGTTGATCACCTTGAAAAACTAACCAAAGCAAATGGAACAAGGACTGGTTGGACATATACTCACAAACCAATAGAAAACAATGAGTTTGCAGAACAAAACAAACAAGCAATCCGCAAAGCTAACCAATCAAATTTCACAATTAATATTTCATCCAATAGTGTCGAACAAGCGGAAAAGTATTTTGAACAAGGATTTCCTTCCGTAGTTGTAGTCCCAGAAAATCAACCAGAAAAAACCATAACAAAAACAGGGAAAAAGCTTGTCGTTTGTCCTGAACAAACTGGCAAAGCGGAATCCTGTGCCAAGTGTCTTCTGTGTGCCAGAAAAAACAGAAAAGTAATTATCGGTTTTCGTGTTCATGGTTCAGGAAAAAATAAGATCTCTTTCAATTAATAACCATCAAACAAAAGGAACAAAATGGAAGAAAGCTTTGAGTATTTACTGCAGAAAGAAATTGAAAAGCTTAATCAATTAGATGATCGAATTAATGAAACAGCAATTGAACTATCTGCCATCAATAAACAACTCAAACAAATGGAGCAAGACAAATGAGAACATATCAAAAGCATGGTTTTAAATCATATCAGGCAATGATTATCAGCAACCGAAAAGATCAGAAGACCTATCATAATTGGTTAAAACTTTTTGCCAGATAAAACAGGGGCCAGATTGGCCCTTGAAGCAAGTTTGAACAAGCTTGTTTCAAGGTTTAATCATGAACCAAAAACTATAATTAATAGGAATTACAATGATCACTATTGAAGAAATCAAAAGGCTTTTAGCCATAGCAAAAGCAGAGAACAAAAAGTGTGTTCTGTTAGCTTGTGAACACTCAGGAACAGTATCACTTGAATTTCAAAACAATGGATGTTTTGTGGTGTCCTGTGACTTGTTAGAAACAGAGGAACCAAGTGTTCCACATTATCAAGGTGACGTTTTAGACTTAATCAATTTAGGATGGGATTTGATGATTGCCCACCCCCCATGCACTCACCTAGCCGTATCTGGGGCTCGTTGGTTTAAGGACAAGCAAGAGGAACAGAAACAAGCTCTTGAATTCGTCCGCATTCTATTGGATGCACCGATCAATCAAATAGCATTAGAAAATCCTGTTTCGGTGATCTCATCCAAGATCAAAAAGCCTTCGCAAACCATTCAGCCTTGGCAGTATGGACATGGTGAAACCAAGAGGACATGCCTCTGGCTGAAGGGGTTACCGAACTTGGAACCTACCGAAATAGTGGATGGTAGATTCGGATACTGTCACCGCCTGCCACCATCCCCTGACAGATGGAAACTACGTTCCAAAACATACACAGGAATAGCAAAAGCAATGGCAGAACAGTGGGGAGCATTATGAGTGTAGAAGAACGAGCATTATTAATTCAGAACTTGAACTTCAAGCTCTTCATCGCCAGATCAATTATCTGTGAAGATTACGGATTAGAACTGGATGATCATGGCGAAGTAGACATGGAAAAAGTCCAAGATACGGACGCAGTTGAAGACGTTTCCTACAATGTAGGAATTATCAAAACACTAATGGAAGTTAAACAACTAATAGGAGCATGACGATGAACATATACCAAAAAGAAAAGTCAAAAACACTTAAAAAATTCTGGATTACTATTTTCAGCAATGCATTTGATGAAGTTTGGTTAGCAGAGAATATAGGAGAAGTTCGTGAGAGATTTTCAACTCAATATCTTGGTTTCTCTTCTTATGAGGATGCAGTTGAGGATGGTCAGTTTGATGACAATGATATCGAAATAGTTGAAGGAGACAGAGACCCTGCATGGTAATAATCAAAACTTAATAGGAGCATAAAGATGGAACAGGAAAGATGTCCAAGCTGTAATGGTAGCAATTTACTTTTTAAAGCTTTAGTGGATGCCAATTGTAATTTTAATGATTGGCTTCAGGAATATGAAGAAGAAGTCGAAGCATTTTGTGAAGACTGTAATGAATGGTATCACCCAATACAAAAATAAGGAGCAAGATGGATCAGTGTAGCATCTGCGGTAAACAAATGGAGAACCTTCCCTTCAGGGAAAAGGAGGGAATCAAGGCAGGGGAGTACAGTGAAATGTGCAGTGAATCCTGCCTAGAACAGTGGCAGTCTTTTCAATATCCAGAATATGAGGAGGATTAATCATGTATGACGTTTTGAACTTAGAACGTGATGAGCATCAAAGGATCATCAAGTCTTCCGTCTTAGACTCATGGGTTAACGGAAAAGGCTACTGCAGTAATGCAGTCAAATGGCTTGATGAATGGGGTATAGAAGTGCAGACGGAACAAGTCAATTCATTGGGTTCCTATGTCAACGGAATCATTAATCAAATCAAATCAATTTAATAAGGAACAGGATGGATGAACGAATGGCAGATGCCTTAATAATCTGGAAACACCAATTGAGTGAAACGGAAAAAGGACGTTTAAGTTTAGCTATGTTTCCTCAACATATATTCAATGAACTTCCCATGTCCATACTGGACGATACG